TCGTTTCCTGATCTAAATCGGGGTACCAATCACGGGGGTGAAGGTTAGAGGTAACCCAGATCTTTCTGGCGGTGAAGCAAACAGCTCCACCTTTGACTTCGATGACGACGGGGTACCGATCGAACCACCGGAGCACATGGGAGATACTGATGGCTCCGCGAAATTCATCGATGACAACATTTTCTTGCTGGTTGTAGCCATCCCAAAACTTCGTGTTGGGGTCCTTTGGATAGGCCTCAAGACCTGCTTCATCCCAAGCACGACGAGATTTGCCTGTTCCCGTAGGGCCATAAAATACTGTAACTTGTCTTTCAACCGCTCGCGGTACCATGTAATCTTTTTCGATACGTCGCAACGTAGAGTAGCATCGGATTCGGATGTCTGGTGGAATATCTGTAAGTCGTCCAGCAATTGCATGCTCCCATATATCCCCCCAATCTTTCTTTGAATTACGTTGCACCGGTGGCGCGCCGATCTCAAATCTAGTACCTGCAACGCACGTATCTTCTTTCCAAACATAGGCGAGAGCGGCAGCACTACGGGTGGCTTCCACATGAGCACTCTTGAACATTCGGTGAATTGCCACAAGTCGGAGGGATTGGGTACAGTGCAACACGAACTGCCAATGGAGCAGTCCAGATTCAGACAACTCGAGTTGTCCGCGAACGTAATCGACGCGCTGGGGGAGATCGCTGGCGGAATACACATATTGCTTTGCGGGTAAGGTTAACAAAAACCACTTTGATGTCATGAAATGATTGAAACATTCGTTTCTTATATACGCGTAAGCTAACAGCTTAAATTCGCGGAATTCTAAAAAGAAGCTTTTTTAATTTTTCATGTGGCGTTTTAACTGCATATCATAACGCACAAATCGACCAATCATATCATGACTCGCGACTCTTCGATACTGTAAGTAATACTAGGAGAGTCACAGTATCGAAGGTCGCTTATGGCGGCTAATGCGCGTAAATCCTCCCACTTACCTTTGCGTGCCTCTCTATTGATATGCCCCCAACAAATTCTCGCAAATACCCTACACCTCACTCCGCGCGGAATAGAGCACGCGAACGAAGCTTGTCAGCAGCAAACGTGTTTGATGTGAAAGAAACTTCTCGCTATAGAGCCGTCAAAAATGAACGTCCAAAGAAAAACAAAATTTCTAAGAAGAAATTGCGTTTTGCTAAAGCCGTCAAAGAGGTTTTAGCGGGTGAAGATGCCACGCAACATATGCAGCGTTACAATGTTTCGGATAACTTAGTGACATGGGCAACTGACACTCAAACTTGTTTCGATTTTGCAATCTTTGGAGGTGCAGGCACGGGTCCAAATTTTGACGATTTGCTCCAAGCAATACAAAAGAGCTTCGCTACATCCGTGGATGAAGAATCGTTCATTGAGCTTAAAGGGGCCCACATGCACTACACAATCCGAAACACTCAAACTACCGAGGTGTTAGATATGGATACTTATGAATTTATTTGCATTAAAGATCTTCCTATTGGAACAAGAGCAAATTTGTCGGACTTTTTTGTTGAATGCGTCGATGAACAAGGTACCACTGGTGTGGGTGGTACACAATTGGCTTTCAACACGCCAGGTGTAACACCTTATACGGTTGCTGGTACTTTTATGCAGTATTTTAAGCTCCAAAAAAAGCAAAAAATATACTTACCTCCAGGAGAAGCTATCGACGGATCAATTGGCCTCCATTTTAAACACAAGAAAGTCATGGGTAAAGAAGTCCTTGGAACTACCGCTTATTTAGCCAAGGCAGGCGTGACTAAAGCGAAGATGTTCATCGTCAACAACATTTCATGGAATGCTTCCGAAGGTGCCAACGGTTTACGTTACAACTGGGTTAAATCGTTGACTTACAAGGCTCAAGATATTAAGACTCGTGGTGCAGGACTTGTTTAGTAATTTATTTAATATATTTCTATTCATAAGTATCTCAGTGAAAGCGTTGTACTGCGTACGCTGCTTGGGCGATGCCCGGGGTGCGCAAAACTGACACTGTTTATCTCGACTTTCCTTTAAACCTTTTTAAACCCTATCCCTAACCCTAAACCCTAACCCTAAACCTAATCCCTAAACCCAATCCCTAACCCTGCCTCTCAGTGAAAGCGTTGTACTGCGTACGCTGCTTGGGCGATGCCCGATCAAGGGTAAAAAAATATTTGCCGGACTAATTTTTTTATCATTATTTATTCGATTAAAGTAATATCAAGTCTCCTCATCAACGCATCCCTCGTTTCCTGATCTAAATCGGGGTACCAATCACGGGGGTGAAGGTTAGAGGTAACCCAGATCTTTCTGGCGGTGAAGCAAACAGCTCCACCTTTGACTTCGATGACGACGGGGTACCGATC